TATTCCAACGACTTACCAGTGTATTCACACCATCTGGTATAGATCAAGATAGGATAAGTAATAAATACTCCATAGAACCAACTGAGCTTATCAGAACAACGTCAAAGGCTGAATTTGAAACTAAATCACTACAAGCTAGACAAAATAGTTTCTTAGGTGGCTTATGGCAGAAAGTTGAGAACGAAACATTCCAAAAAGCTATTCAGTATGAGATAACTAGGATTGGTGGATATTCTGACTTTGAAAATATGGAGTTTTATCCAGAAATCGCAGCAACTTTGGATATTATGTCAGAAGAATCAACAACTGTAAACGATGTTGGGCGCGTTCTTAATATTTATTCAAATTCACCTAGGGTCAAAGGCATTTTAGAGGACTTGTTCTTCAATAGATTAGATATACATACCAGTTTACCTATGTGGGTGAGAAATTTGGTAAAATATGGTGATAATTTTGTTTTCCTTAATACAGATGATAAAAAAGGTGTGACTGGTGTCAAGCAATTACCTAACTTTGAAATAGAAAGAAGAGAAGGTGGCGTATATGACTCAGTTTATTCTAGAGCCGTGAATAGTAGTGAACCAAGAGAAGATAAGGTTAAATTCTATTGGAGGGGTAAAGATATTGAGTTCCAGACTTGGCAGATTGCGCATTTTAGATTATTGGGTGACGATAGAAGATTACCATATGGCACGAGCATACTCGAAAAGGCCAGAAGAATATGGAAACTATTATTATTGTCAGAAGACGCCATGATGGTTTATCGTATTACTAGAGCGCCAGAAAGAAGGGTTTTTAAAGTCTATGTTGGTAATCTCGACCCTGAAGATGTACAACCATACATCAATGAAATTGCCAATCGTTTTAAGAGGATGCCTGTCATTGACTCTAAAACAGGTCAGTTAGACTTGAGGATGAACGTATTAGGTAATGACCAAGATATATTTGTACCTGTTAGAGATGAGTCGGCACCTAGCCCTATTGAAACACTTCCAGGGGCAAGTAACCTTGGAGAAATCGCAGATATTGAGTACCTTCAGCGTAAACTTTTCACTGCTTTGAGAGTGCCTAAAGCATTCTTAGGTTTTGATGAGGCCCAAGGTGAGGGTAAGAATTTAGCTCTTTTGGACATTAGATTTGCAAGAACAATAAATCGTATTCAACAATCAATTATACAAGAGCTGAATAAGATTGCGATAATCCATTTAATTCTGTTAGGTTTTGATGATGAGTTGGATAATTTCACCATCACGATGAATAACCCATCGACACAGGCTCAGATGTTGAGGGTTCAGAATCTACAATCTAAAGTGACGCTTGTTAAGGATGCGGTATCTGATATAGGTAACGGATTTGGTGTTATGTCATTAACTAGAGCCAGAAGAGAGGTGTTGGGTTGGAGTGATGAGGAAATAAGACAAGACCTAATAGAACAAAGAATGGAAAAGGCAGCATCCGCTGAATTAGCCAATACTGCCAATGTTATTAAGTACACAGGTGTGTTTGATAAAGTCGATAAGTTATATGGTGATATGGAAATCGCAAAGATGGGCGGTGTATTGCCAGAAGGCGGTGAAGGTGGTGACGGTGCTACTGGCGGTGATACTGGCGGTGGCGGTGGAGGTAGCTTCGGAGGCGGTGGTAGCTTCGGAGGCGGAGGTGACTTAGGGGGTGACTTAGGGGGTGACATTGAATTCGGTGAGGCCGAGGGCGGTGAAGCCGAAGGTGGTGAGGAAATACCCACGCCAGAGACTCCAGAAGCAACTGAAACACCAGAAACAGCTCCAGTACCAGAAATAGGTGAATCACTTAAGAAAACAGAAAAGTTATTAACGGAGGAAATCAATAGACTTAAAAAACAAGTTGAACCTAGACTTAAAAGATATTCTGATATCTATATGAACAAGCTTGTAGAATCTGTAAATAGGGTTGACCACGCTAAGACTGTGAATGACAACAAAGTTAAAATGTATGACAAAGGCTTCAAATTGAATGAGGAAATCGATGATATTTTAAAAAATATCGATGACGCAGTTAAAAAAAGATGACCTATTACCGATAATCAGCATATTTATAAAAAAATATAATCACATGCATAACTTCGGTTCACTATTGGATACACTAAAGGAATTTGTCACTGATTCGATTGTCGACAAAAAAAAATACGATAAGAAAGTTCTTAAATCTGTATTTAAATTATTAAGGGAAAATGTGGTATTAAATACCCAGTTCAAGTTATATGATGGTTTTACTGATTTTCATTCTGAGGATGATTTCACTATATCTGAATATATCACTGAATCTATTAATACCGTTAAGCCATTTTCTGCAAAACAACTTAAAGAGGCTAATAGCCTATTCAAAAGTGAATTGAATAAGTTGACAAATAATAAACCTATTGTCGAATCATCTGGATTGCATTCAGCCATATTCAAGGTATTATCATCTAATAAACCTAGTGATAAATCTTTAGCCAAAAGTGTAATCAGAGAGCATATTAAGACGAATAACACCAGATTGGTTGAATCATCTGATTATGTACCTACAGATATGCTGGTAAAAGTATTATCGGAGCGTTTTAACAAAAAATATTCTGACTTGTCTGAATCAGATTTAAATCTTATAAAAACTGTTGTTGAAAAGAACGGTGAAAAAAAAGAACAGAACTTTAAACAAGTCGTTAAAGAATGTATCGAAGCTGTAAATACTCAGTTATCTGAAAATGATTCCACGGTAAAAGAAAAACTATTATCCGTTAAAGAACGACTATTGGAAATGAGTTATAATGGCGATAGTTATGAGGTTGATATGGTTAGAATAATAGGTTTAAAAAATTCTTTAATGTAATATGAATACTTTGACTGATACCGTGGTAACAGAAGTATCAAGTGATGCTATAATTAACCAAACAAGTTATAACGCATGGAATGCTTTGGATTTTTGCAACGGAATTCATTGCAAACGAATCATGACCCCAGATAGTTATAAAGGGTTTCTCCTTAGATATGATAAAGGGATGAAAACGCCAAAACATTATAACTCAGAAGAATATGAAATACTTCAAGTAAGGGATGGTATTATAGTAGACCTAATGACCAATGAAGTATATTCTAAAGGTGATATTATAGTGTATGATAAAGGTCAAGAACACGAAATAAAATGTATAGATGAAGCATATGTATTCTGTATCATGACCGATAAGCAAGAAGTGGTTAAAAAAATTGTCGCTTAATATAATCTTTTTTTATCAAAAAATTTGACTATACCAAAAATTATTATTATACTTAAAAAAATAAGTAATGATAATGAAAAAGAAAGGTAGAGTTAATCACATCGACACATTCAATAACCATAAAGTGAAATATGGTACTGTGGATTTTAATGATAATAAATCCATATATGTGAACATAAGCACATGGATAAGACCGAAGCAATCTGAACTTACGCCAGATGTATTGGTTAAAAAATTAAATAAGGATGTAAGACGATATATACATTCTTATTTGACAGATATCAAAGGATTTTCAAACTATATCGTGGATACAGACTTAAGAAGTTCTGGAATTAAAAAAACCAAAAAAAGTTTCATGTCATCAGATATAACTTTATTCACCGATAAATATTTTAATGAGGTTGGAGCAGATATTAATCAACTATGTTCATACTTGATTGACAAGGTGGAGGATGAATATATTAACGAATTGGAGTTCAATAAAAGAAAAAAATAATTTTATTGACATATTGCATATTTATTATAAAATGCAAATATGTCGAATCTATCGATTTTAAGGGCTGGTGAAACTGGTAAAGGATACCTCATCGAATACGATGCGGGTTTCATATCTCCAGCTGATAAACGTAACCTACCTTTCGTAAATGAAATGAAAAAGTTCGAGCAAGGCTCGAATATTATCACCGAACCATATTACGTATATGCGGTATTGCAGAAATACGGTGTTAAGAACCGTAATGGCCGTGTATACCCAGAAGATATTTTAAAATCACAAGGAATAGCCTATCAATCTCTTATTGATGATAGAGGGGCCATAGGTGAGTTAGACCACCCTGCTGAATCCATCATAGCAGGTGATAGGGTTTCCCATAACATTGTTGAAATGTGGTGGGAGGGTAATGTGATGATGGGTAAGATTGAGATACTAATGTCCCCAGGTTTCATTAACATGGGCATTGTATCTACCATGGGTGACCAAGTTGCCAATCTCCTAAGACATAGAATAAAAATAGGTGTATCGTCCAGAGGTGTCGGTTCAGTTGAAGATGTTAACGGAATACAAGTGGTTCAGAACGATTTTGAATTAATCTGTTGGGATATTGTGACGAATCCAAGTACGCCAGGTTCTTGGATATTCCACGATATGAAAGATTCCAAACCCATGAAAATGGAAGTTGTTGAATCTAAAAGTAAAATACTTAGCGGTTTAGATAAATTTTTATTAGGATAACAAAATTTTTACACAAAGTTAACATATTTATTTATAACGAAATATAATTTTTTTTATCATTTACGCAACTGTTGCATATTTATTAGAAAAAACCATTAATAAAAAAAGTAATAAACTGAATACAAATGGAAAAAAACAAAAAAAATGATTTGGTGCAAGAAGCTCTTTCAGACATTCTGTCTATTAAAGAAGCTTTAACCGAGAACGCGAAAGAAACACTTCGAGCTATGGCTAGGGAAGAAATTGACAGCGTAATCAAAGAGTCGTTATCAGAGGATGAGGATGATTTTGAAGAAGAGGATGTTGATGCGGAGGTAGAAGGTTCTGAAGAAGAGGAAATGGAAATGGACTCTGAGGAAGCCGAAGGTGAGGGAGAGGTCGAAATGGATCTTGATTCACTTGATGGTGACACTGAACTGGAAATTGATGTTGATGATGTCGAAATGGGTTCTGACGAAGAAGAGGTTGACATGGACGATATGGACGTGATTGACGTTGATTTGGCAGATGACTCAGATGCGGAAGAAATCGATCTAACAGGAGCTTCTGATGATATGGTGCTTTCAGTTTACAAAGAACTGACCGCTACCGATGAAATTGAGGTCATTGGTGATGAAATTCACTTGGACATCAAGGAACCAGGAAAGTTTATCCTTAAACCAAAGAACTCACAAGTTGAGATTGAGGTTGATGATGAATTGGAAATGGAAGGTGAAATGGGTATGGAGGAAGAAATGGAAGAGGCCATCTATGAAGTCTATATGGACGAAGCTGATGAAATGGAAGAAGGCTATGATATGGCCGAAGAAATGGAAGAAGCTGAGGATATGGAAGAAGCTGATACAATCGAAGAGGCAATCCCTGTCGGTTCAGCACAAGCTCGTAGAATGCCAGGTCGTAACACACCTATCAAAGGTGCTGGTGCTAGAGGCGTTAAGGTTGAGTCAACATCTTCACAGTATGAAGCTCTTCTTACTGAATCCAAAAAACTCAAAAAAGAGAACGAAGAATTTAAGCAGAATCTGGTTAGTTTCAGAAAGACGCTTGCTGAGACCGCTCTCTACAACTTCAATCTAACCTATGCAACTAAGTTGTTCTTGGAGCATGCAACAACTAAGGACGAAAAGCTTGGTATAATGGAAAAGTTTGATGGTGTTAAATCAATTAAAGAATCAAAAGCTCTTTATAATAAAATTGTAAACGAGCTGGGTTCAAGGAAGACCCTAAGCGAAAGTGTGTCAAAACTCGATAAAACTGTGTCTTCTGGAAAATCCAACTTAAGCGAACAAACCGCTTATGTAGATAATGAAACTGCTCGTATCCGTGAACTGATGGAGCGAGTTGAAGGTAAGAAATTACTTTAATAATAACAATAACAATTAAAAACTAAAAAAAAACAAAATGTCACATCTATTAACTTCTGGTATGGTCGGTAATATCGGCCTTAACCACATGAAAGAAGTAAGGAAGAAAGTCCAAGAAAAATGGGATCAAACAGGCTTCCTTACAGGTCTTCAAGGCCACGTAAAAGAAAATATTGCACAGTTGTATGAGAACCAAGCTTCTAGCTTGATTACTGAAAGTACTACTGCTGCGCTATCTTCTGGATCATTCGAAACTGTTGTGTTCCCAATCGTGAGACGCGTGTTCTCTAAATTACTTGCTAATGATATCGTATCTGTACAAGCGATGAACCTACCTATCGGTAAGTTGTTCTTCTTTGTACCTGTTACATCTTCTAGGGTTGATAACGCTGGTGGTACATATGGTGACCCATATTCTACAGTTCCATATAGCGCTCAGTTTTCGGCTCACACTGGTATGAACCAGCTTCCTGATTGTGTAATTAACGGTGTAACTTGCCGAGGTACAGAATTTATGGCTAAAAACCTATATGATTTGTTTTATAATGATGGTCTTTTTGATAATTCAAAAGGTGCAATCACAATTCAATCATTGACTGGGTCTTCTATTCCAGGTAGTACCGTACAAAAACAAACATTGTCCGCTAGTGGTACATTTACCACTATAACTAACCCATTACAAGCTTTACAAACCGCTACCGATGGTACAGTTAGAGAAATTATCCTTAAGGTATCTGGATTCAGTTCATCTGACAAAGGTCGTTTGAGTGGTCCTAATGGTAATGAAATGGATA